TACCGGGGATTATGAGACGCAGGAGCTTATGTTTTCAAAGTACATAACTGTCCACTTGCAGGTTATCAAGAAATGCCATTGCGATCAGCAGGTACCTACTGTAGAAGGTGTTAAAGAGTTATCTGAGCTCTTTTATAGTATCATTACTAAAAATCTTCAACTCGGGGTTGACGCAAAGACTATTAATAAGGTCATTCCGGGTCTTATTCCTACGTTTTCGGTCATGCTAGCAAACAAGTATTTCGATAATCCAGCGGTAGTTGAGGGCAAAGAGTTTGCTTTGACCACTAAAATTGACGGATCTCGTATTGTGGCAGTTAAAGAGAACGGGAAAGTGGAATTCTTTACGCGCCAGGGACAGGCTTATGTGGGTCTTGTTGATCTTCAGAAAGAGCTTGAAGACTTTGAAGAAGACAATTTCGTTTTCGATGGCGAGCTTGTGGCAATCGAAACTGCCCTCGATGATACCTATAAGAACACCATGAAGCTTTCGAGGACTAAAGAAGCTGAAAAACACGGTCTGAAGATGCTTGTTTTTGACTATCTACCTATCGAGGACTTCAAAACACAGTCGACTACTCTGGCATATCATCGTAGAAATGGCCATTTACAGTCGATCTTCTATCAGCACTCTTTCAAATTCTTCGAAGTACTGCCAATCCTTTACTGCGGGACTGATACCAGTAAGATCATTGAGATCCTTGATGAACAGGTTGACAAGGGTGAAGAAGGCATCATGATCAACTTGACTGAAAGTTCCTATGTATTCGGTCGGACGAATGCTCTTTTGAAAGTGAAAAAATTTCAGGACATGGAATTGAAGGTCATCGGTTTTGAAGAGGGCATTAACAAGCTACAGGGTACCTTAGGAGCCCTTATTTGCGAGTACAAAAACAACACGGTAAAGTGCGGATCCGGATTCTCCGATGAGCTCAGACAAGAAATTTGGGCCAACCAGGAGGCTTATTTGGGCAAACAGGCAACTATTAAGTACTTCTCTGAGAGCTATGACTCTAAAACCGGCCTTCCCTCTCTTCGGTTCCCTATTTTCATGAGATTTAGAGAAGACTAATTCACAAAATATTAGTAAAGACGGCTTGTATTAGCCGTCTTTTTATTTACTAAATTATACGTAGCGGTTCTGCCGCTATAAAAACTTTCTCTAAGGAGATGCATGTATGGATTTAAACTATACAGGTTGGAAAAGATGGAAACCTACAAACGATGAATGGATTGATTTTTATACCGATAACAAAGTGCCGTTTGAAATGAAAGATGGCGAGTATTTAATTTTGGAAGGAGAAGATACAGTAGTTTCTTATTATTGTTTTGAAGGAGGAAAGTTTAGACATTGTTCCGGTGGATCGATTAAAACAGGTATCGAGGCCCCAGTAGAAGAAGAGTTTACTACTGGCAAGGGCAAGAAAAAGTATTCTAAAAGTAAACAACCGGTCATTACACCAAGAAATGACTATCAAGTTTGTGCGTTTGATTTAATTAAAGACCAAACAAAAACAATAAAGTTATTAGAAGGCAGATTTGGAAGTGGCAAAACTTTAATTTTAGTAACTGCAGCATTAGAAGCCTTAAATAATAATGTATTTGAGCGCATAATTTGGGTACGGAATAATGTACAAGTTAAAGATACGCCGCAGCTTGGTGCCTTGCCAGGGTCAGCGGAAGAAAAATTATTTAGTTTTTTAGGACCATTTAGAGACCATGCTGGGGAGGCAAGGACACGAACTATGTTAACTAAGGGATCGCTTGTAGTAGAGCCGTTACAGTCACTCCGCGGTAGAAACTTTGTGAATTCTTTAATTATGTGTTCGGAATGTGAAAACCTAACACTATCTCAATTGCAGTTAATTATTGCAAGGGCTGGAGAAGGCTCAGCTATTTGGCTAGATGGAGATAGAAAACAATTTGATGCTAATGTATTTGAGGCTGCTCAAGGAATTAAGCAACTTGTAGATATATTTTCTGGACATCCGTTATTTGGTTACGTATATTTACCAAAGTCTGAACGAAGCGCAACTGCAGCAATGGCAGACTTACTAGATATGGCAGTATATAATGAAAAAAATAAAAACAAAAATAAGTATTAAAAATTTGCTAAATTATATAGAATAGTTATTAGGGCTAACTATCTATAAATTAATACTGTATAATAAAAAGGTATATAGACATATATTCCTTAAGCTGACTAGAAGTAATTAGCCCTAATAATTACTTCTAGTTATTTTTAACGGAGAAAGATTTAAATGTCTTACATCAAAATTACACCGCAAGAGGAAAATGAAATTATCATATTTTATACTGCCCCAAATACTTTAAGTCAGACTTGTAAAAGATTTCATCGTCATCCTCCAGCTATAAAACGAGTATTAGCTAAACATAATATTAAAGAGCACACAAAAGAACTTGAACATTTGTTAGTTTTACAAATGCGTAAAAAAACAAATTTAGACAAGTATGGGCATGAAAATGCAGGACAATTTGGTAGTATTGAGCACACAAAAGCTATTATGGCAAAGTATGGTGTTATAAATGTATTTCAAGCAGACTGTATAAAAGAAAAAATTAAAGCTACTTGCCTAGAAAAATATGGAACTGTCAGTCCAATGCAGTCTGTAGAGGTACAAAATAAACTAAAACAGACCAAGCAAATTAAGTATGGTGACCCAAATTTTTCAAATAGGGATAAAGCCCGGACAACTAATAAGGCCAAATATGGGGTTGAGACATATTTTAATAGTGCACAGTATAAACAATTCATGCAAGAGCATAGAGATGAAATACGACAAAAAAGAGAGCAGTTATGCTTAAAACGATATGGAGTACGACATACCTCTCAGCGAAGTGATATAAGGCGGGCAAAACAGCTTCTATGGCAGCAAAAAACGTCAGAAGAGTTGCAACAAATTAGAGAAAAATACAAAAAAACATCATTGTATCGTTTTGGAGCAACTAGTTATAGCCAGACTGTGCAGGCGCATAGAACAAGGCAGTCTAGATATAAATATGAGAACATATTTTTTGATTCTTTCCCAGAATTGGCCTTTTATTTATATCATATTACTTATAATATTAATATTATAAGGTGCCCAGTTAGATTACCCTTTGTTTATAATAATCATACTTATTACTATATGCCTGATTTTGAGGTTGATGGACAATTAGTTGAATTAAAAGGTAGTTGTTTTAGAACAGATATTGGCACCTGGCAAAATCCATTTGATCACTCTAAAGACTTGTTTGTTGAAACAAAACACCAGTGTGCTCTAGCGAATAATGTTAAAATTTTATACACAGAGGATTATGTTTTTTATACTGATTGGTTTGTTTCAAATGGTTATAAAAAAACTGACTATCTGTTAAAAACAGAAGAGCAGGAGTAAAATCCTGCTCTTTTATTGTATAATATTATATGTATTTTAGGAGGTGTTATCATGTACGATACCTTTACGACTAGATTAAACGCCGTATTACAGTGCGATCCGACAAACTGTACTAAAGAAGCCTGCCCACTATATCGAATAACGGATAAAAAGTGCACTATAAATCAATTTTTAACAATGTTTAACTGCGTAATGCACGAAAAATTTGCAAATGTGGACAAATATAATCCACTAGATGACTAACGGTTTCGATCGTTAGTCAATTTTTTATATTAGTATATGCTAAATTATATAGTAAAAACAGGAGGGTGCCGCATGCCAGAGGAATTTCTTATGTTTGAAGAAATGAATATGCCGGCTGCTGCTGATGGATACGTGCCAGATAATCGATATGTTTATATACGACCTACCACATTGGCAACAATTATTCCAGGCAGTGAGGTAGTTCATAAGTTTTATTTAACTGATCCAAACTTAAACAATACCGAACTTATAGCTCGTGTTGACGTACAATACGCTTTCGGGCCACGAAAGCTCTTTATTAAGCAGGCAGAATTAGAACAGCTTAATGATGCCTGTGAGGTGACCGTAATACTGTCGGAAGATGATACAGACTATTTTATTGTAGAATATCCAGAAGAATACCCAGAGTTACAGACAATCAGAAAGTCGTATTTATCCGCTTATTGTCAGTTATTACTCTATGTTAAAGTAGATCAAAGCACAACTAAACTTATAAAAAGTGAAATCTATGAGATAAACGTAGAACTTCCACTAAATAAATATTATGAAAGGATATTAGAAGAAGATGACACTTGAACTTGTATTAGAAATTGTAAGAATTGTCGCCCTATTAATCCCAATGTTAACTTCGGTCGTCGTATTGATCAAAAAGACTATAAAGGAGAAGAATTGGAAATTGGTTATGAATATTGCACAAGAGGTTATGTCCACTGTTGAGGCATATTCTCTTGAACATCCTGGAATGTCCAGTGAAGAAAAACTTAATATGGCTTTGGAAGCAATCAATAGTGGACTGACCGCCGCCGGTATTGATCCAAATCCAGATCTTATTCAACAGATCGTCGCCTATATTCAAGAAATGTGCAAATGGGCGAAAACAGTTAATACAAAAGGCTAAGGAGGACAATTAAATGATTACACCTGTAACAAATGATCGTTGTTTTGATCTACGTGGACTAAGCACGGATACTCCGAAGCCGACTGAGTGGAATGGAATAGGCATCGGTAACGGTTCTACCTTTTTAGAAATTGACACCGGTAAACTGTTTATTTTTGATGCAGAAGGCCAGTCCTGGGTTGAGTTAGGGGCTTAATAAAATATGCAAAATTAATTCGGTAATTAGTTTTTCTAATTGCCGAATTTTTATTGTATTATAATATATAAATTAGTATAAGGAGGTGACGTTCGTTGCGGTATTTTGTGGTGTCTGACGTACATAGTTTTGGACAAATTTTAATCGATACGTTGGCGAATGGCGGCTTTGAAAAAGGCAACTTAGAACATAAATTAATCGTCTGCGGCGACA